ACTAGTTCTACAATTAATGATATGGAACAGATAACAGGACATAGAAGTTCGTTGATAGATTCAAAAATGTTACAAGAAAGCAACTATAAAAATCCGATTATAACAGAATGGCAAGGATATTTATTAATATTTATTGATAATCATTGTTATTTAGCAGATTCAAGACAACAATGGAATAATATTACTCATAATGAGTATGAATGGTATTATTGGGAATTTAAAGAGAAAATAAGCTACGCAACAGTATTAAATGACAAAGTATATATATGTTTTGAAAACGGGGATATTTCGACATTCTCAGAAGAATCTGATGAAGAATTTTTGTCATATTGGAGTACTTGCAAAGATTTTTTTGAAAATCCAGTAAGTCAAAAAGTTACAAATAAAAAAGGTTCAATATTAAACTTAGATGGTGAAAAAGTCAAAATATACACAAGAATAGATAACAAAGAATGGGAACTAATAAATGAATATCTTAATATAAAAGGATACATAGTGCCTAAAATAAAGAAGAAAAAATGGAAAACAATACAATTTAAGTTTGAGAGTGACAAGACTTTAAATTTATATGATTTTACAGTTCAATGCTATGTAGGTGGATATGTAAAGAGATAAGGAGGAATATATGGCTAATGCTTGGGATTCTGATGAAATCAGAAGTCTAGAAAATAATATAAGAAGTAACTTTGTAAATTCTTATAATGGTCAAACTAAAATAGATAGCAATGATAGCAGATTAACAAATATTGAAAGAGAAAGACAAGAAAAAATATCACAATCAAATGCTGAGTACAATAAAACAATAAATGATGTAAATAATCATTATAATAATGTAAATCAAGCTTTAGACCAAGGATATGCTAAAAAAGAGCAAGCAATGAATCAACAAACGCAAGCTACAATAGATAATATAAATACTCAAAAAGATAGAGCAGAAAGAAATTATCAAAATGAGCAAAGAGGTAGCTATATTGATTATAGAAATGCAATAAATCCATATGGAGCTCAAGCAGAATTAAGAGCTTCAAGAGGATTAGCAAATGGTGGTTATAGTGAGACATATCAAAGCAATGCTTATAATACTTGGCAAAACAGAGTAGCAACAGCTAAACAAAGTCTAAATGATGCATTAGTTGATTATAATGCACAAATAACCAATGCAAGAAACACTAATTCTACAGCATTAGCTGAATTATGGAGTAATGTAGCGTTACAAAAAGCTCAAAATAGTTTACAAGGATTCCAATATAAAAATACATTAATTGAAAATAGAAATCAAAGAGAAACACAACTACAACAGTTATACGATACTAAATATCAAAATATGTACAAGAATATATCAGAAGACTTAAATAGACAAATTAGTAATTATCAATATGGTGTAAATGCATTGAATGAAATCAGAAAAAATAGAGAAAAATCAAACCAATGGCAAGCAGAATATGACAGACAAAAAGAACAATACAGAAAACAATTAGAAATTGAAAGAGCTAGACTATCAGAAACAAGAAGACACAATCAAGCTACAGAGTCATTACAAAGACAACAATTGGCTAAAGCGAGAGCAACAGCAAGTAGGAGAAGTTCTTCAGGGGGGCGTTCCAGTTCGATGAGTTCAGTTCAAAATGATGCTCAAAGCGTTTTGAAAAATAATATGGAAATATTACAAGGTCCAGGAATTCAAAATATATTTAGAGATAAAAGGACAGGAAGGACATATCCTACACCAGAAGCTTTATTAGCATCTTATGGAATAGGAGCAAGTAGATAGTTTAGAAAGGAGAAATCAATGCCTTTTTTTAATTTGAATGAATTATCAGAAAAAGAAAGAAAAAAGTATTTACAAGATTTAGATAACACAGCTTATAATAATAGTTTACAAGTTAGAGAAGAAGAACAAAAAATATTAAATGAAAATATTAATTTACCAACAAGAGAAGATTTTGAAAAACAAAGTGGAGCTAATAATAGTATATTTCAATCTGGAGCATTTAGCGATGGATATCAATTTGGCGATATTTTTAAATCAATAGGTGCTACAGCTTTAAGCACATTCAATAATATGGTAAAGGGTGTTGCAAAATTAGGTGAAGGTATTTCTGATTGGACATCAAATAGAATAGCAGATATTGTAGAAGCAACTGGAGATAAAGATAACGCCAATAGGATAAGAAAGAATGTATTACAAAATGATACAGATAATAATATAGTAACTAAAACAATAAAAGATGTTACTGATAAGGATACATTGTTAGGAGAAAAAGGACAAAACTTTGTTCAACAATTATCAAGGACAGGTTTTCAAGCAGCAATAGGTGCTGGAGTAGGAGTATTAGGCACTGCAGCAGCAACTGCAGCTACAGCAGGAACTACTTTTATATCATCCTCAGGATCAGGAGAAGTAGAAGCATTAAATGAACAATATAATAAAGCTATTAAAGACGGATATAATCCAGGTATAGAAGAGTACTTAAATAGTGAAGAAGGAAAAAAAGCAAGAGGAAAATCAGCTATATATGGTCATTTAGTAGGTGCTATAGAAGCAGGAACAGAAGCAATGTTCGCTGGTTTAGGAAAGGCAACTACAGCGATAGGATATGGTAAGTCAGGCTTAGGATTAGACGATAAAATAGCTAAAAGTCTATCAAATAGAGTAAGCTCTACATTAGCTAAAAATCTAATTCAATATGGAGTTAAGGCTGGTGGTGAATCAGTAGAAGAATTAGTAGGAGGAATTGGTCAAGCAATCGCACAAAAATTAACATACAAGCAAGATGAAGGATTAGGACAATTAATTAAAGACCAAAATATTCCCGAAGCTATGCTTAGTGCTTTTGTATCATCAGCTATTATGCAAGCTCCAGGAATGTATTCAACGACTAAAAATGGACAAGATTTTATGACTGGTCTTAATAAAACAGATACTGAAACTTATGAACAATTAATAGAAACAGAACAAAAAGACTTAATAAAAAAGAAAGCTATTGAAAATGAATATAATAATCAAATAAAAGAAAATGATTATAATGATATTCAAAAACAAGAGTTGTTAGAGCAAATAACTAAAGATTATGATGAAGGCAAGTTATTATCACCTAAATTAACAACAAAAGAAATAGAACAATCTGAAGACAATGCTAGAAATATGCTAGAGGAAATAAAAAGAGTTGAATCAGAAAACAAAAATACTGCTAATAATTCAATCGAAGAAAATAGCAACAATGATAGTGAATATGAAAAGTACCAATTTGCAAAATCAAATAATGATAAAGTAAATGAATTAAGACAAAGCATAGTTGAAAATACTGATTGGAATAATAGCAAAGATACTCAAAACTATGTAAAAATGTTAGAAAAAATAGTAGAAGATAAAAATATAGATATAAGAGTAGAAGACTTAGGTACGACTGAAGATGGAAAGATGATTAATGGTAAATATGAAGATGGTGTAATAACTATTAATCCTAATTCTAATAGAGCAGGAGAATTTATAGCAGTACATGAATTAACACATGCAATTGGTAATGAAGATATGTTAAAAATGATTGAAACATATAGAAAAAGTAATCCTGAATTTGATAATGCAGTACAAAAATTAATAGGAACATATAATGAAAGTCAAATCAATCAAGAAGCATTAGCAGATATTTCAGGTCAATTGTTTGGCAGTCAAGAGTTTATTAATCATATACAAAAAGATAATCCAGGATTTTTCAAAAGAATATACAATGAAATAAAATATTTATGGCATCAATTTAGAGGATATACAAATCAAAATCAATTTATAGAGGATTTATATAATAAATGGACTGATGCTTATAATAATAGTAATTCATTAAATCAAAATACTAGTTTATTACTAAGTGATAATGCTTATGACGATGTAAAAGAAGTAATAAGTTTAAATCAAAAAAATTCTCAAAATTATAGAGAACAATATGTACAATTAAAAGATAAAACGATAAAAACATTAGTTGATTATGGAGTCAAAGATGAAAAAATGATGGCAAGAGTAAATCATGTTAGAGAAAACATTTTGACTGCTGAAGAAGCTAAAGATTTAGGATATTCTATTAAGAATAAAGAGTTTCATGGATTGGGGTTAGAAAATTATTTAAAAATTATAGATTCAATGGATAATCCTATTGGAGTATATCAATATGTTGATGGAAGTGGGAGCAAATATGATAGTAATAATTTTATTGTTGTTACACCAGTTGAGCTTAATGGGCAAAAATGTATAGTGCCAGTAAAAATAAATGAAAAAGGAAGTTATAATAAAGTTGAAGTAGATTTTAATAGAATAAAAACGGCTTTTGATAAAAAAAATAATGATAATTACATTGATCATTTATTAAAAACAGGACAAATAAAAGAGATCCTACCTGGGTCCAATTCCCAGAAAGAATCTCTTTCTAATAAGAATATACAACAAAATGACCATAATGTCAATAGTCAAAATAGTATTAATAGTGAAAATTGGAAAGAATATTTAGAAAATAACTTTAAATCTGATGAAATTACTACAAATATGCGAGATTTAAATATAAAAGAAAAGAAGATATTACCAAACAAAGAAGATTTTAATAATAAAGAAAAAATTAATTTACCAATAAAAAAAGATATAAAACAAAATGAAACTGAAAAAGAAACTATAAATTTACCAACACCAGGAGAAGAAATAGATTATTCTCAAATGGAAAGACCGACAGATAATAAAAAAAATAGACAGTTTTATAGGTCTGTAATTGAAAGCTCAAACACTACAGCAGAAGCTAAAGCAGTAGCAAAGCAATTAATGAAGTCAGATACTTATATACCTGATAGTAATTTAAAACAATTACAAAGAGCAGATATGAATATTGAAGCAAATGGCGTTGATAATAGTTTAGAAACGCTAAAAGGAAAGCTAGGAAACGGAGATAGAATAACAGCGACTGATATAGCAACAAGTGAAAGATTAATAGAGTACTACTCAAAAGTAGGAGATAAAGCTAAATTACAAGATGCAATACAAACTAGTGCTATGGCAGGAACTGAAGCAGGTAGAACAGTACAAGCTTTAAGTATATTAAATCATAGTACACCAGAAGGACAAGTTGTATGGATTCAAAGAAGTATTGATAAATTAAATGATAAATTAGAAAAAACTAAAGTAAAAGAAAGATTTAAATTTACACCTGAAATGCAACAAGAGATATTACAAGCAACTAATCAAGAAGAAGCATTAAACAATGTATATAAACAATTAGGACAACAAGTTCCAATGACTACAATGCAAAAATTAGACAGTTGGAGATATTTCGCTATGCTTGGCAATCCAAGAACACATATAAGAAATATTGTTGGAAATAAAGTTATGGGGTATATACAACAAGCTAAAAACCAATTAGCTGGAACTATTGAAGATATTGTATTACGAAATTCTGACGATAGACAATTTACTACTAGAATAGCAGATAAAAAAACAAAGGATTTTGCAAAAGCTGATATTAACAATGTATTAGATAGATTAGGGCTAACAGAGAATAAATACAATCCAAAATCAAGAATTGAACAAAATCAAAAAGTATTTAAATCAGAATTTATGAATAAAACCATTGGAAAATTAATGGAATTTAATGATATGGCATTAGAAGCAGAAGATGGTTGGGGACTAAAAGCAATGTATCCTAAAGCATTAGCACAATATATAACAGCAAATAATATTGATGTTGATAATATTACTGATGCACAATTAGCAAAAGCTCGTAACTTTGCAATTAGACAAGCAGAAGAAGCAACATTTCATCAAGATAATGCAATTGCAAGTGCAATAAGTCAATTTGAAGGAAAAAATGCTTTAACTAGGTTTGCAGCTGGAGCTATATTACCATTCAAGAAAACTCCAATGAACGTAGCGGTTGAAGGCATACAATATTCTCCAGTTGGATTATTGGATTCATTAACAAGAGGTTCAATTAATTTAAGAAAAGGGAAAATAAATGTTCATGAATATATAGATGGTATATCAAAAGGATTAACTGGAACAGGAATTGCATTGTTAGGTTATGCTTTAACTGAAGCTGGAATATTAAAAGCAAGTGGCGGTGATGACCAAGACAAAAATAATTTTGAATCAGCACAAGGAAAGCAAAATTACTCACTAAAAGTAGGAGAAAAGACATATTCTTTAGATTGGTTAGCTCCAACAGGAATACCTCTTTTTATGGGCTCAGAATTATATCAATTAGCCAGTCAAAAAGTAAAAGAAAAAGGAGAAAAGAATAATACTCCTGAAGTTGCTAAATCTGCAACAAAAATATTAAATTCTATGGCAACGGCAATGAATCCATTAAGTGAAATGAGTATGATTTCAGGATTAACAAGTACTTTACAAAGTTATGCATCAGGAAATAAAGGATTAGAAAATTTAGGACTAAATGCAACTAAAAGTTATGTAGGTCAATTCGTGCCAACTGTTTTAGGACAAGTGGCTAAGACTTTTGATGATAAGGAAAGAAGTACAACATCAACAGAAAGTGACCCACTTCCAAAAGCACTAGACACTTTAGGAAATCAGATAAAATCTAAAATACCAGGATTAAGACAAACATTACCTACAAAAACAGATATTTGGGGAAAAGATGTTGAAAACGAAGGAAATATAATAGAAAAAGGATTGAATGCTGGAGTATTTCCATGGAGTAGCAAAAAAGTAAGTGAAAATAATCCAACAAATAAAGAGATATCTAAATTATATGATGAAACGCTAGATAAATCAGTATTACCAAGCAATTCAATTGATAAAGTCCTAAATATTGATAAAGAAAAATATAGATTATCAAATGAGCAATATTCAAAGTTGAAAAAGATGTATGGAGAAATTAATTATAAAGTATTATCAGAGCTAACTAGTTCGCAAGAATATAAAGAAATGAATAATGAACAAAAAGTAAAAGCAATCAGTGATATATATAAATATTCTAAAGCTCAAATCAAATCGCAATATGCTCAAGAAAATGATATTGATACTGAAGATTCTTCTATATTAAAAAGTGTAAAAAGCATAATATATAATGGTGGAAAAGTAGATGATTATTTTAAATATGTAGGTATGACAACAAATGCTGAAACGACAAAAGAAAAAGCCGACATATTAGGAAAAAGTAAATTATCAGATAAAACAAAAGAAATATTATATTCTTCAACAATTGGAAAAGAAGATGGAATATATAATTCGTTAAAAGATGCAATTAATATAAATAGTTACTTAAATTATAAAGCTCAAAAAATAGAGAATAAAAAAGAATTAGAAGAATATTTGATAAATTCAGATATGAAATCAGAAGAAAAAGTTTTATTATATGCTACTAAATATAAAGTTGGTGAAGATGACAGAGAATATCTATACAATTATATAAAAGATTTAGATATAGATACAGAACAAAAAACAAACATTTATAGAAAAATAAAAGGCTTTAAAGTAGTAAATGATACTATTTATTATTAAGGAGGTATAACAATGATTCCAAGAATTTCTAATTGGCAAGAAGTCGAGCGTAGATTGGCTAATTTAATTCAAACTACAAAAAGTAATAATACTACTATTACTAAAACAAATAATAGCTTAAATTCGTTTTTAAGCTCATTAGCAATAAATTTAAAAGACTTGTTATCAAGCCAGGGTGATATTTCACTCTGGTTTTTTAACGAGGACAAGCCAACATTATTAAATCAACCATATATAGATTGGGAAAATAAGAGCGAGCATTATGGTGATATTTTCTATTCTAAAACAAAAGGAAGCATCTATCAATTTAAAGAAAATGGAGAATGGAAAATACTTAATGATGAAACATTAAGAAAAGCAATGGCATTAACAAATGAAAGTATTGATGGAAATGAAAGAAAAATATTTACAATAAGTCCTTCACCACCATATAAAAGTGGTGATTGGTATATTCAAGAAGATGGTACTTTATTAATATGCCAAATAGGCAGAGAAGATGGACAATACAATAAAGCAGACTTTGTAACATCAGTACAATATGCTGGTAGTATAGCAAAACAGACAGGAAATACTTTAGATGTATTAAAAGGAACAGTAATAACGACATCAGATAGAGCTGTTACATATTTAGACAGAGCAACAAATACAACGACTGAAATTAGTGGAGATTCCATAAAATCTGGAATGATTACATCAAATAACTATATTAAAAATAATGTAGGTATGCAGATTAATTTAAAAGAAGGAATGATTGATACAAAGAATTTTAAAGTAGATAAAGAAGGGAATGTTAATTTGTACAATGGAGCTAAAGTAATAAGTGAAAAAGGATTATTAACTAATTTACAATTTCAAGGGATCAATAATAACTTTGGATTATGTGGGTGTGATACTTTATATAATAAAGACGAGAATATATCAATTCCAATTAATTTTAATGTATCAATACCAGATGGATTTACAGTAGTGTCAGCAAATATTGAATTATCTCATCAGCCTATAAAATGGCATTATACTGATGAAAACGGAAACAATGATACTTCTGTTTGGGGATATATAAGAGATTTAGCAATTTTTAAAGAAGACTTAAATGCTATATCAGAATGGTATTGGCAATCCGATTTAGGTTATGAACAGTCTAAAATTATAAAAGTTAATGGTGTATCGTGGAAGACTCTTAATGGAAGAAATCAAGGGAAAATAACATCAAATATATGGACGGCTTGGATTGCAGCAGATTCAGAACATATTATAGAAAAAGTAAAAACAAATGATATAAAAGATGTTTTAGACTTAAATAATAATCATACACAGAGAATTTTAATAAAACCTAATTCTTTACCAGGTTTTATAAGAAATAATATTTATGCAAATAATAGAAATTGTGCAGAACGAACAGCAAAAATAATAGCGACACTAAATGTATATGGTTACTCTAATTTTTAGAAAGGAGATTTATATGATTAAAATTGATAATGAAAAAACAATAGAAATCAATAGAGGAGATAAAGCTAATATTAATTTAACGGCTAATGATGGTAAATATCAGTTTGAAGCGGGAGATATTATTAAACTTAGAATATATAACAAAAATGGATATAATCAGAATACTTTATTAGAAAAAGAGTCTATTGTTTCAAATCAAAATAATAATGTAGTAATTGAATTAAATGAAACGGATACCGAGTTCGTCCCAAAAACAGATAAAAAAATAGTATATTGGTATGATATTTCATTAAACGAATCTACAACAATTATTGGATATGACGAAAATGGTCCTAAAAAATTTATTGTATATCCTGCAAAAATTGGAGGTGAAGCATAATGCCAAATATTGAAGGAAATGTTTCAAGTGCTAATCTAAATGGAAATATATCAACAAGTTCAAATATATCAGGAAATATATATCCTAGAGGAGAACAAGGAAAAAGTGGAACAATAAAAGTAGGCGAAGTAAAAACGGTTGAATACAACCAAGGTGCTAAAGTCACTAATGTTGGAGATGAAAATAACGCTATATTTAATTTTGAAATACCTAAAGGTAAAACAAGTGAAGTTGAAAATGTTGATTGGGGTAAGATCACAGGAGATATTGATAATCAAAACGACTTGAAACAAATGGTTAATAATAAGTTAATTCCATATATTAAAAAAGATGAAAATAATGATATTAATTTAGAAGGAAATGTTAAGGTAATATCAAATAAGAATACACAAACTATTTTTTCTATAAAAAGAGTTGATACTAACACTCAAATACAGTTGGGAGTAGATAGCGATGGTATAAAACACGGAATATATAGTTCTAAGCTTAACAAATGGATAGTAGAAGCAAATGATGAAGAAGCAAATTTTAATGGTAATTGGTCAGGAATTAAACAAAGTCTGGAAACTGAAAACAAAACGAGCACTTGGGTGCTAGTAATAAATAACGGAGTTTTAGAACATAGAGTAATCAGCTCTGATTTAAACAATCGTGAAATATTAGAAATAAATGATGATTCTGCACATTTAAAATATAATAATAAAGATACAAGAGTGAATTTTATTACTGCAGAAAATTTAGCATTTTGGAATGGAGCTTATGAATCGAATAATGGAAGTAATTTGCAATATTGCAAACAAGGATCAATACAAGCAAAACCAACAATTTTGTTTGATAATAGTGATGGTATACAAAATGATATCGTATTAAATGAGGATATTAATAAATATGAAAGAATTATCATATATTTTAAAGACTCTGAAATGCATCTTAATAATTCTATTGTTGTAGCTAAGCCATTTAATAAAGATGTTATTTTAAGTACATTGACGCCGTATGACGATGGCGATATTAAAATAAAAACAGCAAGATATTTTTTACAAAATAAATTACTAAAATTCAAATATTCAAGAATAACAAATATAAAAAGCAGTGGAAATGTTAAATATAATTCAAATCAAATATCAGTATTGAGAGTTGAAGGATATAAATAACGGAAAACATTTTAAAGGAGTGATTTAAAAAGGAGATAAAAAATGGATATATCAGCAATAGCAACAAGTGCTATTAGTGCTATAAGTACGATTGTAATAGCAATAATAACACACAAAACAAATAACAAAATAAAAAGTCAAAATGAATTGCTTGAAGAAAGCAAAAAATATAGTGATGAACATGATGAGCAAATGCTTAAAGAATTAGATGGATTTAGAAATGATTTATCAATCATCAAAAATTCAGTAGAAGAATACAATACAGAATTGTTAGCACAAATATGTACGAATTTTATAATTTTAGTAATTGGTAGAATAAAACAAGGGCACGAAATTGATGACACTACCAAAAAGCATTTTTATCAGCAATATGATATATATACAAATCAACTAAAATTAAATTCGTATGTTCACGAAGCAGTAGCAAAACTACAAAAAGAAGGGAAATTATAAGGAGGTATAAATATGAAAATGTCAAATAAAGTTTATGATGTATTGAAATGGATTTCAATGGTAGTCATACCAGCATTCGTAACAATGCTAGGAACTATACTAAGTGTATTAAAAGTAGCAAACACAAATGTAATTTTAATTATAATTGGAGCAGTTGCAACTTGTTTAGGCAGTATATTAAAAAAATCTAATACAGACTATATGAAAAAAGAAGAAAACAAATCTGAAGATGAAAATGTATAAAAAACAAGGAATAATAGTATATTAATAAAAAAAATAAAAGCCTTAAAAACGATTTTCGTGCGTCGTATTTTAGGGCTTTTTTCTTTGAAAAGGAGGAAAAATGAATATTGTAGAAAAAACATTTGAAACGATTGGAGTGTTACAAACTAGACCAAAAACTACTTTAATTGTATTGCATCATGCTTATGCATCTAATTGTACTGTTGAAGATATAGATAGATGGCATAAAGGAAGAGGATGGTGCAAGATAGGCTATCACTTCTTCATAAGAAAAGATGGTACTATTTATCGTGGAAGAGAAGAGAACGCTGTTGGTGCTCATGCTTATGGATATAATTCAATTTCAATTGGTATTTGTGCAGAAGGAAACTATGATGTAGAACAAATGCCAGAAGCACAAAAAAACGCAATAATTGAATTAGTAACTTACTTAAAAAATAAGTATGGTATTACTGAAGTCAAAAAACATAAAGATTTAAACAACACAAGGTGTCCAGGAGCAAATTATCCATTTGATGAAATTGTAGCTAAAGCAAATGGCAATGTTGAATTTAAAACAATAAATTCTATTGAAGCAAAAAGTAGCGAATCAAGAAGCGGAAATGTTGCTGCAGACAATTTAGTAAAAGAGTTGCAACACGAATTGAATGTACAAAAAAATGCAGGATTAGTTGAAGATGGAATTTTTGGTCCGAAAACTGCTAACGCAATGTTTAATGTGCGAATTGGAGCAAGAGGAAATATTACTAAAATAATTCAAAAGGCATTAATTAAAAAAGGTTATAGTATTTATGGTGGCATTGACGGAATTTTCGGAAGTGATACAGATAGACGAGTTCGTGATTTCCAAAGAAATAACGGATTAGTTTCAGATGGAATTGTCGGAATAAAAACAATTGAAAAATTACTAAAATAAAAGGCTGATTTAATTCAGCCTCTTTTTTTGTGTATATTATAATTAAAATATTAAAAAGCATAAAAAACAGAAAACGCCATTGTGTTAGTAGAATCATCAATGACGCCTTCAGAATCTCCGACTACAACTTGGTAGTTGAGTTATAATAAGTATAGCATATTTATTAAACATTGTTAATCTTCTTGTTCTATTTCTTCTTATTAAATTTATGCTTTTTTAATAGTAATTACATCATTATTTATTTCAATAATAGCTTGCGTATCGTTTTCGGTAATGCCTAAATGGCTAATCCACTTTGGTGGAATAGCTACTCTGTTTATAAAGTAGCCGTTTCCATTTTTATTAAAGTTCACTTTTATTATTCTCTTTTCGTTCATTTTGTTTCCTCTTTTTATATATGACCATTTTCAAATTCTTTTATTAGGAATTCATTATATTCATTTAATGCTGTTTTCATAAATTTTAATATTTCTTGTTTTATTCCTGCAAAATCTTTTGAGCTTATATCACTTCCTGTCCAACATTTTCCGTAATAAGGTTGGAATTCTACTCTTAATATATCTACATCGTTTTCAAGTGCGTCTTTCACAAATCTTGTTAAATAAAAGTCTTTCTTTAATTCAATTCTTCCATATTTTTGCTTTAACAAATCCATTATTATTTTTTTATATTAAAATCCTCTTTTCCCTTTATTTATTAAGCTCTCTGCTTAACTTGATTACATTGTACAACTATTGTCAACACTTTTTTAAAAATATTTTTGCTTTTTGAATTAATTGTCGTACAATTGTCGTACAATTCTTAAAACATCAATAATATCAAGGAAACAAAAAGACTACTCCTGCCAAAACAAA